GCAGCAAAGCGAAGAGCCTCACTCAATCGGAGCGCGCCGCCACAGCTCGTAAAAAGAAAAAGGGAGGCGCAGGGGGGGAAAAAGTTGTTCCCAACACAAAACGCGCAAAAGTAAAAAACATGGCACAGGGTGGCGTTGTTGCGCGGGGTTGCGGGGCGATTATGAACAATCGACGCAAAGTAACGAAGGGCTCTGTAAGGCCATCATGACCTTAGATTTTTTGACACCTTCTTTGGATACGGAACAAGCGGTGCATCAAGAGCTTCTAGATTGGTCTTCCGATGTTTTGTCAAAAGCTAGTCCTCACTTTAATGACCTTCCACCGTGCCCTTACGCTCAACAAGCTTGGCTATCCGACAGTGTTTCGGTCATGTTTAAATACGAAAACAACAAGCAATGTCTATACAGCGCGATTTCCCGGTTTGACGATTTGTTTGACCTCGCCATAATTGTAGACTTTAAATTTGACGAAGACCCCAAAGTTTTTCACGATTATCTCGATCAACTGAACGACGTCATTTCTGAGGGCATGTTCATAGACAAGGACATGTGGGTTATGGGTTTTCATCCACATGACGAGGAAAGCGAATTTGTGCAGGACGTGGACTTTAAACCACGCCTAGCAACAGAATATGCGATGATTTTTGTTCAACGCTTATCTAAGTTACAACAGGCAGCAGACAAGCTGGATAAAAAAGGTTATTATAACGTATACGACGATCAATATAACGCCCGTGAAATCTATGAAAAGCGGGACCGTTTTCACAGGAGACTAGAAAATGGCTATGAAACCTAGGGTTAGATTGCTCCAGGGAGCTCCTCGTCCCCCAAATAAATCGAAAGACACAACGGTTGGTGATCCCGATTTTGGTGCTGACGTGGATGCCCAGAACGAAAAGAATAAAAAGGATATGCCGAAACCGCCTCCCGCGCGTAACCCGCCGGAGCCGAAGAAGACGCCTGTGCGGATGATGCGCGGCGGCATGGTTAAGAAGAAGCCTGTGCCGAAGAAGATGCGCGGCGGCGGCATGGTTAAGAAGATGCGCGGCGGCGGCATGGTTAAGAAGATGCGTGGCGGCGGCATGGTTAAGAAGATGCGTGGCGGCGGCATGGTTAAGAAGAAATAGCCGACCCTTTCGCATTGGTTTTGTAGGGGCTTAGAAATGGCCACGTCCGGCAGCAAAGATTTTGAGTTAGACGTCTCGGAATACATCGAAGAGGCGTTTGAACGTTGCGGTTTTGAGGTTCGTACCGGTTACGACCTCAAGACCGCAAAGCGTTCGTTAAATTTGTTGTTGGCGGATTGGGCCAACCGCGGGCTTAATCAATGGACCATCAAACAACGCTCTGTAACCATGATTCAGGGTGATGGCGAATACGCTTTAGGCGAAGACGTTATCGACGTTTTGTCGGTGGTTGTCCGCCGAGACAGCACGGATTACTCGCTAGGCCGTCTTAGTCGTGACAACTACCTAACCATTCCAAATAAAACCACCCAAGGTCGGCCCAATCAATTTTTTGTGGATCGTCAAGTCAACCCAAACCTCAAAATTTGGCCCATCCCGGACAACAGCACTGATGTTATTTACTACGACGCGTTGACCCGAATGGACGATGCCGACACTTTTGTAAACACCATGGACATTCCGTTCCGGTTTTATCCATGTTTGGCAGCAGGCTTGGCTTACTACCTGTCTTTGAAACGAGCCCCGGACCGCGCTCAGCTTTTAAAAGCTGTTTATGAAGAGGAGTTTCAACGCGCCGCAGAAGAAGACCGAGACAGAGCTTCCTTTAACGTTGCCCCTAAGTATGATTACTATGGGAGCCGTTAATGGCTAAATTTGCAACGGGAAAGGACTCTTGGGCGATCTGTGATCGTTCGGGTTTTCGTTATCCTTACCGAATTATGAAAAAAGAATGGAACGGACTTTTGGTGGGTCCGGACCAGTATGAGCCCAAACAACCTCAACTAGGCCCGTTCCGTAAAGTGTCTGACCCGGAGGCTTTAAAAGATGCTAGGCCGGACAAAGTGGAACCTTTGGACGTTTACGTGGGTCTACCTTTGATCGAAGACCCTAATCTGCGGCCTTGTCCGGGTTTTGGGCAAGTCGGCCAAGTCACGGTGAGCACGCCATGAGTTTTACATACGACGAGCTAAAAACAGCGCTTCAAGATTACACGGAAAACGACGAGACGTCTTTCGTAAACAATCTTCCGGTGTTTATTCGTTTGTCCGAGGAGCGAATATTAAAGAACGTTCAGCTCAGCTTGTTTCGAAAAAACGTTAGCGGGACTATGACCGCCTCCAACAAATATTTGGCCGTTCCGTCGGATTTTTTAGCGCCGTTCTCATTGTCTTTTGTGGACTCTGGTGGGGATCACGAGTTTCTTGACTTTAAAGACGTGGACTATGTGCAAACTTTTAATCCCGACGCTTCGACAACGGGAGACCCTAGATATTATGCCGTTTTTGACATAAATTTCTTTATTCTTGGTCCTACACCGAGTGCAAATTCCACGACTGAATTGCATTACTTTTACCGACCCGCCAGTCTTACGGCAGGGGCGGGCAGCGGAACTACGTGGCTCAGTGAGAATGCGGAGTTAACCTTGTTGTATGGAAGCCTTATCGAAGCGTATTTATACATGAAGGGGGAGCCGGACCTTATGGCTCAATACGAGAAGCGTTTTGCAGAAGCCCTTACGGGACTTAAAATGTTTGGTGAGTCGAAAGAAGTTACGGATCAATACCGTACCGGAATGTTGATTAGGCCGAAACAATGAATGTAGAACCGATGCAAGCTAATCCCGCGTCTATTTTTGACGTTGCCGTTCACACTACAAACAACCGCGGATTTACTCCGGAGGAAATCGCAGAACGGTGCGCCGATAAAATTTTATCCGTGTCGGAAACCGCGCCCGCTGCAATTCGGGATCAAGCGCACGTTTTTCGTACAAGGATGGTTAAACTTCTTACTTTTTACTTGGGCGAGGCCGCAAAAAACGACCGAACCACTGTTTTTAACGCCCTCATGGACGCCGGTCATCCCGACCTCGCCGAACTAATTAGGAGACTTTGATATGGCCTTTAGCGGGAACTTTATGTGCACCTCGTTCAAAAAAGAGCTGATGCTGGGCGCACACGATTTTGATGCCTCTTCGGGGGACACGTTTAAAATTGCTTTGTATACGTCTTCGGCCACGCTTAATGCCGCTACAACCGCGTATGCTACTACCAACGAGACTAGCGGAACGGGGTATACCGCCGGAGGTGGGGTACTTACCGCGGTAGACCCCACCACTTCGGGAACTACGGCGTTTGTGGATTTTGCGGACGAGACGTTTTCTAGCGCGACCATCACCGCTCGCGGGGCTCTTATCTATAATACTACGCCGAATACCACTTCGATTGCGTTGACTAATCCGTCCGTCATTGTGTTGGATTTCGGTAGCGACAAGGCGTCCACTTCGGGAGCTTTCACCATTGTGTTCCCAACGGCAGACGCAAGTACGGCGATTATTCGGATAGCCTAAATGTCTGACGCCACCGTTTTTTTTAAAGGCTGGAATTCTTCTTCCGGTGGATGGGGGGACGGTGCCTGGGACGGCGAGGCCGCCCTTCCGGGAGCGACCTCGGCTGTAACTTCGGTAACGGTTACCGCAAACGCGGACGTGTCTGTCACGGGTTTATCGGCGGTTACCTCCGTAGGATCGGTAACGGTTACCGCAAACGCGGACGTGTCTGTCACGGGTTTATCGGCGGTTTCCTCCGTAGGTTCCGTACTTGTTTGGGGGACGATTGTCCCAAGTCAAAATCCAGGGTATAGTACCGTGTCGCCGACACAGACTCCGTCGTATGGTGGCGTGTCGCCGACACAGACGCCCGACTGGAATGAAATAGCAGCATAGGGTAATAAAATGCCAAGCACTTATACTTTAAATAACGGCATCACTTTAATTGCTAGCGGAGAAGGCTCCGGAACCTGGGGCGATACCACTAACGTAAACCTATCCCTTTTGGACACGGCGCTAGACGGCCAAGTTTCGATAACTTTGGCCTCTGCGGGATCGTCAGGGTCTCCTAACGACTTACCCATTAGTGACGGGTCGGCGTCCAATGGTCGAAACCGGCTTGTTATTTTTGCCGACGGCTCTGATTTGGGCGCAACTGCGTATGTTCGCCTTACGCCTAACGATTCCGAAAAAATCATTTATGTTAGAAACGCGCTTTCGGGAAGCAGGTCGATATTACTGTTTCAAGGCACGTATAACGCGTCTAACGATTATGAACTTCCCGCAGGCAGTACGGCTGTAATTTATTTTAATGGCGGTGGCTCCGGGGCAGTAGCGGCCAACGTTTTTAACAACGCTTATTTTGATGGGTTGCGCCTTGGAAGTGTTTCTGTAACGTCGATCCTAGATGAAGACAACATGTCTTCTAATAGTGCGACAGCGCTTTCGACACAACAATCTATTAAGGCGTATGTGGATGCCCAAGTGGCCACGGTGGACACTTTGGCCGAAGTTCTGGCTATCGGTAACACCTCGGGCGGCACAAACCTTGTGGTTTCCTCGGGTGACGTAATTACAACCAATACCGTTAGCGAAACAAGTTCTGGATCAGGCGTCACAGTTGACTCTTTGCTTATTAAAGATGGTGGTGTAACTGCGGCCGGAACTTCCACTTTTGCGGGACAAACCATTAGTAATCTGGGGACGGTGACGACCGCCGACATCAACGGCGGCACGGTAGACGGCATTACGTCGTTGTCTATGCCGAGTGGCACCGTAAACATCCAAGCAACGCACCCTACCGGCACCTCAAACGTAGGTTTTGGTAGTGGCACCTTCGAAAACATTGAGGCGGGTGGTACTCTTAATACGGCTATGGGTGTTAACGCCCTACAAGATTTGACTACGGGTGACAATAACACAGCTATTGGGTATCAGACCGCTCTTAACGCAACAACTGCTTCTGGAACTATTGCTGTTGGCTCTCAAGCAATTGGCTTGGGAATAACAACAGGTAATTACAATACTGCTATAGGCTATCAGTCAGGCTATGATTTAACCAGTGGCGCATTCAACTTTTTTGGTGGCGCTCAAGCAGGTGCTAACGCGACTACTGCCACTGGAACTACTGCTCTTGGTTATATTGCACTTGGCACAGGAGTTCTTACTGGGAATTATAATACGGCTGTTGGCTATCAAGCGGGCCAAGATTTAACCAGTGGCACATACAACTTCTTTGGTGGCTATGCAGCAGGCGCTAACGTAACTACTGCTGATTATACAATCGCTATTGGCTCTCAAGCGATTGGTTTAGGTGTAACAACTGGAGACCACAATATTGCGCTGGGACAATTTGCTGGTTACGTTTTGACCAGTGGCGCTAATAACTTCTTTGTGGGTCGTTACGCAGGCTTTGATGTCACAACGGGCGTCTACAATATATCTCAGGGCTATCAAGCTGGCTATAACGCAACTACCGGCTCATACAACATATTTCAGGGCTTTGGCGCAGGCTATAACGCAACTACTGTCTCTAACTCAATTGGTATTGGTCGCTCTGCCTTCGGCCTAGGCGTTCTTACTGGTGCCCACAACATTGGCATTGGCTATCAAGCTGGCTACGATTTGACCAGCGGCACCTATAACATTTTTTCAGGCCATCAAGCAGGCGCTAACGTAACAACCGGCATTGGCAACGTATTCTCTGGATATCAAGCGGGCGAATTTGCAACTACTTCCAATTATGCTATTGCTATCGGCCATAACGCAATTGGTTTAGGTGTTCTTACCGGCACAGATAACACCGCTATTGGACGAGGCGCAGGTGCAGATTTAACCAGTGGCACCTACAACAACTTTATAGGTAATGGAGCAGGCGCTAATGTAACTACTGCCGATAACACTGTCGCTATTGGTAGAGATGCTATTGGTTTAGGTGTTCTTACTGGTGCCAACAATGTCGCTATTGGCTATGACGCTGGCTACGATTTGACCAGTGGCACCTACAATAATTTTATGGGCTATAGAGCAGGCTTTAATCTAACAACCGGCACATACAACGTCTTTACTGGCCATCAAGCAGGCTCTAACGCAACTACTGCCAGTAATACTATTGCTATTGGTAAAGACGTAATATCGTCAGGTGTCCTTACTGGTGCCAACAACATTGCTATTGGGACTAATGCTGGCAACGATTTAACTTCAGGCGCAAACAACATATTTCAGGGCTTTGGCGCAGGCGCTAACGCAACTACGGGGTCTACAAACCTAGCTATTGGTTATCAAGCTATCAGCGCAGGCATTCTCACAGGCACCGAAAACGTAGCCATCGGTCGTGAAGCCGGTAACGATTTAACCAGCGGTATACGCAACAGCTTTATAGGTTATGGAGCGGGCGCTAACGCAACTACTGCTGATTATAGTATTGGTATTGGCCAGAGTGCGCTGGGCTTAGGTGTCCTTACTGGGGATCAGAATATTGCTTTCGGTAACGGGGCTGGCTACGATTTAACCAGCGGCACTCATAACATCCTTCAGGGCTACCAAGCCGGATATAACGCAACTACTGCCGATAATACAGTGGCTATTGGTAAACAGGCTATGGGCTTGGGTGTTCTTACTGGCACTGATAACATTGCTATTGGACAAGTATCCGGTTATGATTTAACCAGTGGCAGCCACAATAGTTTTATAGGCTACGCGGCAGGCGGCAACGCAACAACTGCTACTAACACTGTCGCTATTGGTAGAAGCGCAATTGGCGGAGGTGTTCTTACTGGCACTGATAACATTGCGGTCGGTCAAAGTGCTGGCTACGATTTAACCAGTGGCACCTACAACAACTTTATGGGCTATCAAGCTGGCTATAACGCAACTACTGGCGAAAGTAATGTTGCTATTGGTAGACAGGTTATTGGCTTAGGCGTTCTTACTGGCTCAAATAATGTTGTTCTGGGTTATCAAGCTGGCTTGGATTTAACCAGCGGTAGTCACAACATTCTTTCGGGCTTTCAAGCAGGCGCTAACGTAACAACCGGCACTGGCAACATATTTCAGGGCAACGAAGCAGGGGAGTTCGCAACTACTGCTGATTATGGCATCGCCATAGGTCATGAAGCACTTTGCATAGGTGTTATGACTGGCGCTGATAACACCGCTATTGGCAGACAAGCGGGCCAAGATTTAACCAGCGGCACTGCCAATTTCTTTGGGGGAACTTTAGCAGGCTATAACGCAACTACTGCCATTAATACAGTCGCTATTGGTAAACAGGCTATTGGCTCAGGTGTTCTTACTGGTACTGATAATGTTGCTATTGGTTTTGCTGCGGGCAACGATTTAACCAGCGGCGACTACAATACCTTTATGGGCTACATAGCAGGTGCTAACGCAACTACTGCTTCATATACAATCGGTATTGGTTCTAGCACAATTAGTTCAGGTGTCCTAACGGGTACGGATAACACCGCTATTGGTCGTCTAGCTGGCAACGATTTAACCAGCGGCACCTATAACAACTTTATCGGCTACTCAGCAGGCTCAAACGCAACCACTGCCGGCAACACTGTCGCTATTGGTAATGGAGCTATTGCCACGGGCATCCTAACAGGCACTAATAACACCGCTATTGGCTACAGATCAGGTTATGATTTAACCAGCGGCGTTTCCAACGTCTTTGTTGGTTATACTTCAGGCCAAAACGCAACTACTGGCAGTTATAATATTGCTGTTGGGCATTCCTCAAGTAGCCAGAGTGTCCTAACGGGCTCGGATAATGTCTCTATTGGCAGAAACACTGGCGATGATTTGACATCTGGTGTTGATAACACTTTGGTGGGCCATCTGGCAGGCCGAAACGTAACCACAGGAATAGACAATACACTTATTGGCGCGAGTGCAGGCACTGTACTGACAACAGGTGGCAACAACATCTGTATTGGGCACAATGCAGCAGCATCCTCATCCAATGTATCTAACCAGATCACACTGGGCGACACCGCTATTGCGTCCATCCGCGCTCAAGTTACGTCCATCACTGCACTGTCAGATCGCAGAGACAAGAAGGACATCAAAGATCTGTCCGTTGGCTTGGACTTTGTTAACTCACTGAACCCCGTTGAGTTCACTTGGAACATGCGTGACGGTGCTAAGGTTGGCCAGAAGGAAGCAGGCTTCATTGCTCAAGAATTAGATGAAGCGCAGCAGGACGCTGGCGTTGAAGAGCTTATGAACCTTGTGCTAAAGTCCAATCCAGACCGGCTAGAGGCCACACCGGGCAAATTGATCCCGGTCTTGGTTCGAGCCATCCAAGAGCTGTCTGATGAAATTAACATTCTGAGGGAGAAACTAAATGACTAACGACGAGAAAAAAACCATCACGGTCAACGACAAGCCTTACAATGTCGAAGACCTGAGCGAGCAAGAGATTGTTATGGTCAACCACGTGGCTGATCTGGACCAAAAGCTGATGGCCGCTCGGTTCAACGTAGATCAGTTGCAAGTCTGCCGAGATACCTTTGTTGGTATGTTGACTAACTCGCTTGAAAACCCAGCCCCCGCAGAAAAGGAGTAATATCATGTCCGAAGAAGAAATCGAAATGACAGCGGAAGATATTGCACGGCATTACAGTGCGTCGATGGACTCTGTAAACCTCATCAACGCGGTGCTTGCATCGCCTGACGACTACGCAGATGACCCCACAGTGCTTCAACGCAATATCGACCACCTCAAAGGCACCATCGTCCGTGACATCTGGACGACGGAAGACATGACGCCTTTCAATGATGCGATTGCGGCGGGTGAGGCTGCCTAAAACTAAGGCGATGTCCGCGCGAACTCTTTTCGGGTAATAAAAGCGAATCGGTGCAATGCCTTTCACAAAACTTCAATTTAATCCGGGCGTTAATCGGGAAACCACTTCGTACACAAACGAGGGGGGTTGGTTCGATTGCGACAAAGTCCGTTTTCGATTTGGTTTTCCTGAAAAAATAGGTGGTTGGCAACGCACCAATTCCTTTTTCCTGGGGACTTGCCGCGCGCTGCACCCGTGGATCGCCTTGAATAGTTCTAATTATCTAGGTGTCGGAACGCACGTAAAATATTACATCAACGAAGGCGGCGGGTATTACGATATAACCCCCATTCGTAGTACGACATCTGCGGGCGACGTGACGTTTGTTGCTAAAGCTAACACTCTAAACGGAAGCGTTGGGTCGGAAGACACTACAATAACGCTCAGTAGTGGTACGTCCTTTCCCTCCAGCGGTGTTATTAAGGTCAACAGCGAAATTATCTTTTACGCGGCCCTTAGCGGAAACGTGCTTTCCGGTTTGACCCGAGGGTATTCTGATACGACGGCCGCCAGCCATTCTTCGGGTGCCGCGGTAACCTGTTCAACTATGTCTGTAACAGACACTGACCACGGCGCTTTGCAAAACGATTTCGTTACCTTGTCCGGCGCAACGTCTTTGGGTGACCAAATCTCCGCGAACGTGTTGAACCAAGAGTATCAA